GCAAGGCATCCTCACCATGTCGGCCGAGAGCATCACCGCCTCGAGGAACCTCGCGAACGCGTGGCAACAGCGCGTGAAGTCGCCCATCCCCATGGTCAAGATCACCCAGACCGAAGCGAACACTGACCTCACCGAGGACGAGGTCGACGACATGGTCCTCGACTTCGACACGGCCCGCCAGGATTCCGCAACCGCGTTCGTGCCCTACGGCTACGACGCCGAAGCCATGGGCGTCGTAGCCCCAGACCTGTACATCGAGGGCCGCAACGCCGACCGGCTCGACTGGGCCAACAATATCGGCCTGCCCGCAGCCCTCCTCGAGGGCTCTATGGCAACCGCAACCCTGACCTACAGCACCCAGGAAGGCCGGCGGAACGAGTTCGTCGACTACAGCCTTGCCGCCTGGGCACTGCCGATGGAGGACCGGCTCAGCCAGGACGACGTAACCCCACCCGGCCACTACATCCGGTTCGACCTCCAATGGCTCCTCAGCACCACCCAGCACGGCACCAACCCAGGAACGGAAGACTGACCATGAAGAACAAGCTGATCCTGACCGCCCCCGGCCCGCTCACGGCCACCGCCGATCCCCGCGTCAAGAGCGGCTTGCTCCTGCCCTACGGTGAACCCGGGTTCACCAACCTGGGCAAGGTGCTCGCCGCCAAGGGCGCGCTCAAGCTCGCCGCCAAGCTCGACCCGCTCACCCTCGAGCACACCTCCAAGCTCGGCGTGGCCGACTTCGTCGCGTTCGACGAACAGGAAGACGGCCTGCACTGCTCCGTGCGCTACCTCGACACCCCGCTCGGGAACGCCGCCCTGGCCGAGTTCGACGCCGGCACCCGGACCGGGCTGTCCGTCGAGATCGAACAGCCCGTCATCCGTGCCGGCCAGCTCACCGCCGGCGAGATCACCGGAGGGTCCCAGGTCGAGACTCCGGCCTTCGCCTCCGCCAAACTCGCCGCCGCAGACGCCCCCGTCGCCCCCGACATGGGCGACACCCCCGACTTCCAGACCGTCTACGAGGGCGACCTCGTGCCGGCCGTCACCCTCGACGGCAACCCGATCGCCGACGTCGCCAAGGTCACCGTCTCCGAAAAGACGATCGACATCACCACCACGACCACGGACGCGCCGCCCGACGCGTCCGCCAACCCGGAAGGAACCGACAACATGACCGCTGCCAAGGTGCAGAACCCCGCCCTGGTGGCGGGCAAGATCGACCAGAGCCCCGACATGAACAAGCTGTTCGCGACCATCGCGCAGGGCTTCAACGCCGGCGAGACGTTCACCAGCCCCCGCCAGCTCATGGCCGCGCTGTCCGACATCGTGCCGGCCAACACCGCCGCCACCGATCAGCCCCAGTACATCGGCCAGCTCTGGGACGGCGTCGAGTACGAGCGCCGCTACATCCCGCTGTTCAACCATGGCGACCTCACCGCCCAGACGATCAAGGGCTGGCAGTGGAAGGACGGCAAGCGGCCCGAGGTCGGCCTCTACACCGGCGACAAGGCCGCGATCCCGTCCGGCACCGTCGACACCGAGCAGTTCGATCACGTCCTCCAGCGGATCGCCGGCGGCCACGACATCGACCGCATCTACCGGGACTTCAGCAACGCTGAGTTCTGGGAGAAGTACTTCAAAGCCATGGCCGAGAGCTACTCCAAGGTCTCCGACCGCTACGTCCGCGACGTGGTCAAGGCCATCCCGACCGCCGCCAACGGCGGCCAGGTCCACCTCCTCGACGCCGACATGCCCGGTCTCGGCGTGCCGACCGCTCTCGCGATGGTCGTGAAGGGCGCACTGAAGCTCCTGAACTCCGAACTCGAGGTCATGCCGACCTTCGCCCTGATCAGCGCCTCCTACTGGGAGCAGCTGTTCTACGTGCCGCAGGAGGAGGTGTTGGCCTACCTGTCCGCGTCGCTCAGCCTCAAGGAGGGGCAGGTCTCGGACTTCAAGCTCGTCCCGGTACCGGACGGCGCGCTGACCTCCGGCACGTTCGAGACGGAGGTCCTGGTCGGGCACAAGAACGCCGTGACCGTTCGCGAGCTGCCCGGAGCGCCCATCCGCGTCGAAGCCGAAGCGATCGCCCTGGGCGGCATCGATGAGGCCCTGTTCGGCTACGTCTCCACCATGCTCGAGAACGCCGCTGGCCTCGTGGCCTACGACGCCCCGACCGCCGCCTGATCGATGACCACACCCACGTACGAGCCGGTGGGCACCTGGATCACTGATCCGGGTGACCCCCGGCTCGTCGTGCTCTGGCCCGCCGCCGAGGACTACGAACCCGACGACCTCGGCTTCCCGCTCAACGTCGCCCGCATCCAGTGCGAACGGTTCGCTCCCGCCCTCGCCGTGGACGCCCCGATCCCGGACAACTACGTCGCCGCCCAGGTGATGCAGGCCCGGGCCCTGGTGCGTGCCGGCATGGTCGGCTCCGGTGATCAGGCCGGAGGCTACGGCGACACCGTGACCGTCTTCCCGATGGACTGGAACGTCAAGAACCTGTTGCGGCCGCGCAAGGGCCGCCCCTACTTCGGGGGGAAGCGGTGAGCGGCCGTGCCTACCTCGCTGGCGTCCTGAAGGACGCCCTGCCCGATTGGCAGATCGTCTCCGACCCGCGCGCGATCGACAGCGTCCGCAAGCCTGGGGCGATCGTGCTCGGCACCAGCAAGATCACCCGAGGTCCCGGCTCAGCCATCCTCGGCGCCGAGCTGGTGCTGTGGGTGCTCACCGCCGCCGACCGGCCCGCCCTGATCGAAGACGACCTCGACGACCTCCTGAAGGCCGTCTGCGACGTCCTCGAGCCGCTGGACGCATTCAACTGGACCGAGGCCGAACGCATGGTCCTGGCCGATGTCTACGACGGCTACAAGGTCACCGTGACCTGCGCATACAAGATCGAGAACGAAGGAGCCTGACAATGACGACCGTTGCCCATGAAGTGGTCAACCCGTACACCCTGAAGACCGCCCGCGTGCTGTTCAAGCTCGCGGGTTCCGCCGACACCGACGACTTCTCCAAGCCCATCTCCGACATCACCTTCACCCCGACCTCACAGTCCGGTTCCTGGACCGGCTGCACCGGCAACGTGATCAGTGAGCAGGGGATTGCCACGTGGGTGGCCGGCTTCGGGCTGGCCCAGGACCTCGACGATGACAGCTTCATGCTGTGGCTCCTCGAGCACGAAGGCGAGAAGGCCCAAGTGACCGCCACCCTGAAGTCCGGGGCGAAGGCGTTCGTGTTCACCGTCACCCTGACCCCGGCCACGATCGGCGGCGCGGTCGGCCCCAACCCGCTGTCGTCCACGGTCAGCTTCCCCATGGACGGCAAGCCGGTACCCACCGTCATCCCCTGACAACCACTTCGCCGGGCGGGCCGTCAATCCCCTGTTGACGGGCCGCCCGCACCGGGAGGCCCCCGTGATCAAGCTGTCCGCCCACGACGCGCCCGCCGAGCTGCGGGCGGTCGCGCTGGCGCTGCGGGCTGCCACCAAGGAGGTCCGCACCGACGCCAATAAGCGCATGCGGGCCACCATGAACCCTGCCTGGCAGTCCGAGGTCACCCAGCACCTGACTGGCGCCGGCCGCCTCGAGGGACGTCTACTGACCGCCGGCACCCGGGTCGCCGCCGGGAACCCGCCCACGCTGGTTGCTGCGAACTCCAAGCGTGCCGTGGGGCGGGGAGTGCTGACGCCATCGGTGGACTGGCCGATCTACGAGTTCGGCGCCAAGGGCGACAAGCTCTCCAAGATGAAGTCTCCGAAGGGCAAGGTGTACGGCCGGCACACCCGCCGCGGCCTGCCTGCCTTCAAGGCGTCCGGGCACGTGCTGTATCCGGCCCTGGCCTCCGTGCTGCCCAGGATCGCGGCGTTCTACGCGCAGTCCGTGATTCGGGCCTACATGGACGCGCTCGACGGGAAGCGGGTCTGAGATGGCGTTCAAGTGGTCGCTGATGGCGGACGTGTCGTCGGTGGTGAAGGCCGGGGCGGATGTCGAGAAGGTCGTCACGGAGATGGGCGACAGCCTCGACCAGCTCGGCTCCGAGACCGCCGCGGCGTCGGACGAGGCCGCGGGCAAGCTGGAGCGGAACTTCAAGCAGGCGTTCGACAAGGTCCAGGCCGACGCGAAGCAGACCGGCGACTCGGTCGGCTCCCGGGTCAAGGAGGGCACCGAGAAGGCTTCGG